ATGATTTTCTTCATATGTTTTCCCCATATCACCATGCCAATCATAGTGTTGTTTTTTATCACCTTCATATATTGTAAACTGATAATCCTCATATTCATCTAAATCATAATTCCAATTTTGAGAATTAGCTTCTTTGATAAAGGGGTCTAACCATCTATGCACCCATGGCTCGTCAATAAAACAAACCTTTGAGTTTCTAGTTTTTTTAATATTAAATTTTAATTGTGAGATTTCCTGTTGTTCCTCAGGAGTAGGATTTTCTATTTCAAGTAGCTTATCTAAAGTATCGTTAGTTCCTATTCGTGCTGTTGTAGATTGTTTATTACAACCAAATTTTATAATTTCATCACATATGTGTGATGGTACTGCACTTTCAAAACAAACCCAATAATTATTCAAAAACATTTTTTATCACTTTCAAAAACAAATTATATAGTTATTTATATAACTTTTACTATGGCGTATATGTTGTATAATCTGGATTAGTATCCCATTGTTGGTCCGTTTCATTCCAAATATAATTACCACCTTGATTGTGTGGTACAAAGTCAGCAGGTTTAGCTACTGGTGGTTGCCAGTCACCGCTACTGTCCAATGTCCATGATGGAAAGGGTTTAGGATGAATAAACATATCTAAAGAAGAGTTATATGTCATACCTATACCTGCAAATTGTTTACGAAAAGCATTGTTATATGAACATTGTTTCCAAGTTGCATGACCCGTTGTTGATGTTAAAAATGCAACACCTAAAGTTTCATCTTCGACAAGTGTTTGAGGGTCAGCATTATCAGAATTATTAATAACTAAAACCTCTAATACAATATTGTCTTCTCCCAATTTAGCAAAATGTGCCATGTTATCTCCTTACCACGCTAGTATTCCAGAACCTGTAAAGGTTCTTAAAGTTTTTGAACCAGCAGTTGATGTTGTTCCGCCTGAAATTGTAAGTTGATTACCTTGGGCTGTTGGGTAAGCAACAACCACAACACCTGAACCACCGTTTGAACCTGGTCCTGCCTGTCCGCCACCACCTGCGCCGCCGCCTGTGTTTGCAAGTCCACCTTGAATTGCTGGAGAGCCAGAGTTTCCTCCGCCACCTCGGCCTCCGCCGCCTTGGCCACCAGTGCCTCCATTTCCTACACCAGATTGAATTGAACCTCCGCCACCGCCGCCGGCATAATAGGTACCGGGGTTTGCTGGAAATTCTGAACCGTTTCCGCCAGCACCGCCAGCGCCTGGAGGTGAAGATTGTCCTGCTTGATTGTGACCACCGCCACCTGAACCACCTAATGGGTTAGGTACATTTCCTCCACCGTTTTGTCCTTCTGGTGGTGTATAACCACCTTGATTACCAATACCTGCTGGATTTGGGTCTCTACCACCACCTGCGCCTGAACCACCAGGTTGTTGTGGGTTAAAATATCCGTCTGCACCACCAGCGCCACCACCAGATGATGTTAAAATTGTTCCAAAGGCACTTGAAGTACCTTTTGTTGCGTTAGCAGGAGCTTGTGTATTAATACCACCTGAACCTACAGTAACAGTATATGAACCTTGAGTTAGTGTCTGTGTTTCTAAAACTCGAAAACCGCCAGCACCACCGCCGCCTCCGTTATCAAACATAGAACCACCTCCACCTGCAACAACCATAATATCAGCAGTTAAGTCAGTTGAAAATGTTGCAATAGTACCCCAAGCAGCTAATTCAGTTGAATACATCTCTAATTGTTTTTCAGTTGTATTAAATCTGATTTCGCCGTCTGTTGCTCTTGTGCCTGATGGTCTCTGTGTTGTAGTACCTGTCGGCAAAAGCATACCACCAGTACCATCAAACTTCGGATTTTTACTTACATTATCCGGTGTACCTAATTTTCTGATTGCCATTTTTTATTACCCTTTAATTTTATGCGTCATCTAATTCTTCGTAACTTACAACCATTTCAATATCTGAAGCGGCTGAAGCCAAAGCTTTTAGAACATATGTTTCTTCTAAATAAATTGGTGCGTCTTTTGACACTATAACTATTGTATCGCCAGCTGCTACATTTGAACCTTTTGCAAGATGATAACTTGTACTTCCATCATTCATTAAAATATCAACTGTTGCGTCATTTGTACCATCAATGTTTGCACAAATAATAGAGTTAATTTTTAACAACTTATTTGAAGCACATGTTAACGCATCCTGAGAAGATGTAGTTAAAGCTAGACCTAGTGATTTACCTAATACACTTGAAACATTTACTAGATTTGGTGCTGCCATTGTTTTTTCCTTTTAAATTTACCTATATTTATAATACTTTTTAACCGAATATCATTGCTAGTGCAATTGATTTACCAGTTGTTTTTGTATCAATTTTTTCCCATGCACCACTCACATATTGTTCATGTAATGCTATGTCTGAGTTATATCTTAACATACCAGCTACTGGACTACCTGGCCTTTGTGCCGTAGTACCTGCTGGTAATCTAAATGCGTCTGTACCTGCAAATCCTTCATGTAAGTGTCCATAAACTGCATTTTCAGTAGGCACAGCTGTGTTTGCGTTTCCACTTAAAGTTTGGTCAGTAGAAAATTCATTAATTGTCGCACCTAATTCAGCACCAATAGAACCAAGTTGTAATTCACTTAATCCTGAAAGGTCAAATGCGTCTGCGTTTAGTGTTGCAATACCTGTTGATTGCTGAATTCTGAATAAGTCACCAACTCTAAAGTCACCAATTTGGTCAGTTGATGTCCAGTAAACACGACCACCATTTAATTCATCAACTTCGTCTGCTTGGTCAGCCGCTTGTGATGGACCACCTGGATAATTAGATGATATAATATCACCAGTACCTATACTTAGGAAGTCGTGACCTGTTAATCGAATATTTGAGTAATCTTCTGTTATTGTACCTGCTAAAGCTTCTGTAAATTGATTAGCGGTTGTAACTGCTTCAGTTAATCTGACCGTAGAAATACCAGTTACACCTATAGCGCCTGGTGGGTCATAAGCACCATTTTGTTCAGATACTAACGATACTCTGTAGTATTTGTTAATACCTGTGAATTTTAAGTTAGTACCAACTTTAATAGCTGTAGCTGAGAATGAACCTCGTAATGCAATTAAAGGACCAATTTGTCCTTGGTTAGCCGCTGAACTATCGCCGAAAGAACTACTTAAAGCAAATTGAAAAGTTGAACTATCTTCTTTTGTTACAGTTACAGTTTCTCCTTGTTGGAAATTACCTGATACATTTTCAATGTGTAAGTAATCTAATGAGATGTTAACTCTAAAAATTGAAGCAGTAGCACCTGAAGTAGCACCTACGATTGTAGCAGTACCTTGACCACTTGTTGTAATACAGTTTGATATATCGGATTCTGTTGCGTCACCAACAAATGTAGTTGAGTTGTATCCTAACATTTCACCACGAGCTGCAACCGTAATTGGTGTTTCAGCAGCTAATGTACCGTCAGCAACAGCACCTTTTTCACCATAAGCAGATGAACAGTTTAGAGCTCTAATGAAACCACCGGATTCTGCATGAAACGATTTATCACAATAGTATGTAAAGACAGAAACCATCTCACCACGGCCACCTCCTAATGCATGAACACCTTTACCGTCTGAGTTAATTTGTGTAAAGTCGTTACATAAAATAGATTTGTTACCTGCTGTGTGTAAATTACCATCAATTTGAATACCAGTTGCGTTTTGATTTGATGATGTACAATTCTGAATGTAAGGTGATGAGGTTGTAATTGAACCACTAGGGTCTAATGAACAAACTGCAGCCTTACCAGTTGAACCTGCACCAGGTATTGCTGTTAATCCTTTAAATGACATCATAAACAAGTTAGTTGTATTGTTTAACAACCACATGTTTGAAGCTTCGTTGTTTTCTAGTGAAGCGACTGTTACAACTAAAGTACCTGAACCACCACAACCTAAATCTGCCACAGAGAAAGTTATAGTATTACCTACTACATATCCTGAACCACCGTTATATATTGATATTGATGCAAATGTTCCATCTGCTCCAATAACAACATTACCTGTAAATCCTTTTCCACTTCCACTTGTTGTAGAAGCTTGTTTGAATGAGTATGTTGCCTCTGTAGCGCCTGCAAGTGTTGATGAAGTTGTTACAGTTTTAACTTGATGACCTTGGCCAGCAGCGGGTCTAATTTCTGTACCTCTTAAACTTTCACCTTGAACTGTAACGCCAGCAGGAACTCTAATAGGTAAAATTTCTCTATAAACACCGTTTTTAATATAAACAATATCACCAACTGAAGCAGAAACTACTGTGATTGTAATTGAACTTGCGCCGCCTAATTGAGAACCACTATCTGAGAATGTAATAACATCACCAATTGCGTGACCTGAACCACCGTTTGTAATTGTAACTGACGGTGTTGATGAACCGTCTAAGATTACTCTTGCTGTTACACCTGTTCCTGAACCGTCTGTACTTGTTTGTGTAATATCGTAAGTTGCTGGAGTACCGCCTGTACCACCTGTAATTGTATTAAAGTCAACTACATCTCCTGAAGTTGCTTGAGATAATGCGTGATAAACTGTTTTGAATGGTAAATATTGTGTTCCTGGATTACTATCTGAACCTGAGTTTGCAACATAGTAAACATTACGGCCTTCAGCGTTTGACCAAATAGGGTCAGTACCGTCTGTTGTTAAAACAGAACCTACGGTACCTATTGGTAGTCTAGCAGATTGAGAGGCGTCTTGAATAATCATATCACCTCTTGTGGTCAATACTGCACCAGTGTCACCTTGAGCAATTAATTGCCAAGTAGTTGCGTCTGTACCTGGAGTAACATTTATTTGTCTGTCTTTTAATTGTACATAAGTAGATGAAACATATCTTACAACATCACCGATATTATAAGTTGTAGATGCACTATAAGCGCCAGATTGATAATCAAAACCTTTGACTAATAAATCCCAATATGATGAATTGGTTGTACCATCTGTATTTGCAGGATATTGATTAGTATGATTTGCATTTGCTACATAAACATAACCACCATATTGTACAACATCACCAGTTTTATAGGATGTTCCGTGTGAATATGTGCCAGCGTTATTATATCCAGTTGTGATTACATCCCAATAACTGTCATCTGTAGGAGTATTGCCTGAACTTGGTGTTGCATTTACATAAACATAAGTGTAACCACCATAAGAAACAACATCACCATCTTGGTAAGTTGTACTTGCGTCATAACTATCTTCCCATTGTAAGCCTTCATTGAAGACTTCAAATTTAGAATTGTCAAAACTTGATGTAGATGTGTGTTGAGTAGTTGTTCTATATTGAAATGCACCATACTTAACTAAATCGTTTAGTTTATAATGTGTAGAACCTGCCCAATTGCCTTTGAAGTATAATCCTTCAGTATGTAAACTATATTTATTTGCTGATAAGTCTGTGTAAAAATCTGCTGAACTAGATTGTGATGTATGATTAGTTGAAACAACATATGTGTTACCACCATACTTTACAATGTCATCAACAACATAAGCTGTTGAAACTGCCCAATCACCTCTCCATTTAAATTTAAGTCTACCTAGTTTAAAATCTGCCATGTTTTATCCCTATACTGCGTCCTGATAAGTTGTACTCGCTACCGTTGCCGTTGTTTCAAAAGTTTCATAGTCGTCACTACCTAGAGCAGTCCGAGAAATTGATTTATTTTCTCTTTTAACTAATTCTCCACTACTATTTATAAGATAGGAAGCGTCATTATCAAAAGTAAATTGTTGGTACTTATCACTATTATTATTAAAATATCTTTTATTTATCTGTGCTACAGCAATAGGCGTTCCATTTGCTGGTGCAATTACGAATGTTAAAGTTGTTCCTGAAACTGTGAAATCAACACCTGGTTTCTTTTCAATATCATTTACCCATACAGCTAAATTATACACATTAATATCACTTGCGTTCAATGTAAAAGTTTTGTCAGAACCATCGCCTGCAAATGTTTGTGTATTAAAGTATTCTTCTCTCTCATCTGTATAATTTGTTTCATCTTTAGGAACTAAATCTGATTTGCCTTCTTCATAATACTTTGAAACTGTTATTTCGTCTGTAGAAGTTTCTCTATCAACGGTTGTCAAATATAACATACCCTCTGTGGTTCTTCTCAAACCATTAAAATTTTTTAATTTTGCTATGTCTTTAGCTGGTACTGCGTATGCCATCTTATGTTATCTCCAATATACTAACAAATGCTTCAACATCAATACTTGAAGAGTCCGGTGTAGGTTCTGCATAAACTCTTAAAATATCTCCTGCTTCTAAGTTAATTGGTTTATCCATAGTTAATGTATTATCAACTGGAACATCCAATCTTCTACCTACATGATAAAATGTTGAACCACCATCTGTGGTTACTTTAACATTTACTTCAGCTTCATTTGTAGCACTTTTATTTGATATGTATAATGCGTGAATAACAGCTTGAGTTGAACTAGGGCAAGTATAGATATTGCCTGTAGCATTATCTAAAAAACCTACTTCTAATCCTGCATTTTTAAATGTACTTGCCATTTATTAATTAACTCCCTAAAGCAATAGCATAAGCAACTGCATCACCTTGTGTAGCCAAAGGGTCGCCTGTCGTTGTGCCATCACCTGTTAAATTTCCTGTTGTAATTACAATACCGGTTGCATCTTGAAATGTAATTGTTCTAGCTGCTGTTGGTTGAGTTGTTGTTAAAGTAGTATTATAAGATGTACCCTCAATAACAAGATTTCTTCCTGTTTCTATAATTGGTACAGTACCCGTTCTGTTAGGTAAAGTAACCGTTCTATCAGCAGTTGGTTCTGCAACTGTTAAAGTTGTTTCAAATGCGTTTGCTAACGCACCCTCAAAAATAATATCTGCACCATCTAAAGTAATGTCGTTATTAGTTGTTGCACCTGTTGTTGTAACATCTTGTAGTGTTACTGCACCAGCACCACCCATTTCTTTAACTGCACCACCAGTTGTTTTAGTATAAAACTTACCATCTGCAACATTCATTGCCAATTCGCCAGCAACTAAATCGCTTGCTTGTGGAACTGCTAGTGCTGTGTTACTTCTTTTTGGTAATATTTGTACAGCCATTACTTATGTTTCTTTATCTGTTTAATTATTTTTGCTTTAGTTAATCTTCTATCAACTTCAATGCCGATTTTACGACCTAAAGCTTCTAATTCTTTTTTAGTTTTTTTCTCTAAACTGCCTCTAAGATATTTTGGTGGTTCATCTACTTGATATGAACCAACAACTTTATCTACTAATTTTTCAATCCACTTAAACATTAAAATGTACTCCCGTCAACTTTGATTACTGTAAC